TCATGGAACTTCATGAAAGATTAGCAGCCGCTCGCAAGCAGGCTGGTTTTGAAAAAGCGTCAGATGCCGCCGAGGCTCTGGGCGTGCCTTATCCAACTTATGCAGGGCATGAGAATGGAAGCTCTGGCTTCCGTGCGGACAAAGGCGAGATGTATGCCAAGCGGTTCAAAGTGCGCTTTGAATGGCTGATGCGCGGGACCGGCCCAATGGTCGATCTCGCGTCGAAGTATCGTGAGATACTTATGGCTTATGATAGCCTTCCTCCAGATCTTCAGGAGAGCTATGCCGATGTTTTGCGCAAGCTTGCAGCGCCTTACCAACCAGAAGAGCCTCGTCAAGAACAGGCTCAGGTAAAAGCAAAATCATCTTCAGAGTAGCATCGCGTTCAATGATTCTGCGCATCTCCAGCAGAGATAAGCCGCCAGCAATTCCCCGCAACTCCGTAAGGGTTTCATCCCTCTTGGATTTCTTGCGCGGCTTATACCTGATCATTTACGCCCCCAGAAGTTAGACCTTTTCCATCTCATCGACTTCTGGCGGCAATTGATCGCCATGAGCGAAGATAAGCTTAGGCGGCTCGAAATCACCTGTTTCGGCATCGCCGGTATTCGTGAATGCAATTACCATAGGACTGCTATTTGCCATGCGTTCCGCCGTGCGCTTTGCATGCGCCACATCTTTTGCAATGAAAGGCGTATCGGCAACCAGCTTGCCCCGATAACCCTTGCTGTAGCTCTGCACGATGTAGTTTGTTTCCATGCCCATTACCCATACTCCCTGTACGCTTGTTTGTGCGGCAGGATGACTCAGGAATGAGAACATTTCAAGAACATATTAGGAAAAAATTCACCACCAGATTAGGACAACTAAATGTAGAGTAATGCGAGGAAGCACACGCAAATTGTGGCTGTGGATAAGCGAATCTGCATATGATCTGGAATGCGCACTAACGTCGCGAGAACTTGAGAAGCTGAATAAGGGGACGGAACAATGACCGAACTGGAGCCGCAAAAGGGCTTTTGGGCAACAGTAGCGAATTATGACTGGTTAAAGATACCGGGGGCTGTGCGCAGCATTTCAAGAATAGTGAAAGGTGCTGGAGATGCTGGAGCAGCGTGGATCGATACACTGCAAGCAAAAGGAGAACAGGTATCCTCTAGTATCCGCGCCACAACTAAAGCTAGAGAAGCATCTTTAGAGGCGTATACCGAAAAAGCTATATCGGAAGGATTGCAAGACCCAGATTTGATACAGAGAACAAAAGAATACACTGTTATTTCAGCATTACGAAGTCAACAAAACAGAGAAAGTGTCGCTGAAAAGACAACGGAAAAATTAGCCAATGACAGCATACCGGAAGACCACCCCCAAGTTGACGATGATTGGCTGAATACTTTTTCTGAGTACGCAGGAAAAGCGTCTACTGAAAGAATGAGAGACCATTGGGCATCAATTCTAGCTGATGAAATAAGAAAGCCCGGCGCGTTCTCGCTATCTTCACTGCAATTGATGTCCGTCTTGGATAAGCGCACTAGTGATATAATTAAATCGACGTTGTGCCGAACGATAGATGGAATGTATGTTCCAGACGTAAAGTCGATAAGCTCTGGCCCCAACTATGTTGACCTACTGGATTTGGAACATATAGGATTTTTGACAACCGGCAGAAGCAAGGGCGTATCGCGGGACCCTAACAATGAAGGCGTTAAAGAATATTTTGATTATAATAATTTATATTTTGAGGTGACATCAAAAAATCAAATTAGGTTAGGCGTATCTATTTTAACGCGCGTCGGTCGTGAGTTACTCCCTATATTGGGGAGCCATTACGACGCCAATTTTATTACAGAATTTGCAGAGTATATAAAAGAGTTAGGCGGAGAGGTTAAGATTATTCAAAAATCCTAATCTTTTTCTAAGATAGAATTATTAACAATCTTGTTCAGCTGGTGCGCCACACAAAGCGCATCAGTGGCTTTTAACATAACTAAAGTACGAGTTATTCGTTCAAGTCTTCTTATCATTAAGTACAATTTTATTTCATATGCTATCTGCTGAATAACTCTAGTCAATTTCAGTGTTCCGCCACTCATGCGCCTTTATCTCCCCATCGCCGCAATTATCAAAGCTATTTTTTATATAATCTAACAGGCAGGAAGCCTCCCCTCACCGGGAGGCTTTTTTGCACCCTGATTCTACACGGTTTGTAGCGGCGGTCAAAAATTATTATGACTTTTCCATATTTCTATTTGACATAAGTATGAGTTTCTCATAGTTTGATCTCAACAAACGAGTTGGGAGCAACGAAATGCACTCCACATACCAGATCACCGGAAACGACCTTGCCAAAGCCTTTGCAGGCATTGCGCAGACAGTGGCTAAGCCAGCGAAAAAGGTGCGCGATTATTCGCTACAGGCCGAAGCTTTCAAGCGCGCTCATGAGAAAACGAATGCTTACATCGCTTTCCAGCGCACCCGTCCTTCAAAGCGTGACTGGAAGCCTACGGCAGCGGAACGCCAGTTCATTTTCGGTAAAGAACTGCGCAGCGCTTACGCCGCAATCCGTTTTGAAAACACAGAAACGCCAGCCGTCCGCACAGTGTCGCTCGATGAGTGCCTGCTGATCGGCTCAGACAGCCGGTGGAGGTGAACGTGAAAAATCCGAACAAGATTAACCTCATGACTTCCGAGGAAGTTAGAAGCCAAGGCTGGCAAGCTGAAAGCCGCGATAAAGACGGCCATTTACTCAGTATGCATGTGCCGTTCGACACGAATGCCGACATTGTTTGGTTTGTTCGTGAGGCTCTAGAAATGGGTGCGACCATCACCGTTTGGCCGGTTGAAGGACAGCAATTCAACGAAAGTTATGAGGGCGCATCATGACCTACGCCGCCCTCGCCCTCACCCTTTTAATCATCGCCATAGCAGCAACGTTTCTCATGCTCTGCCATGCAGAAACAATGGCGGAAATCGCTCGGAGTGAAGTTGATGTCCTCTAAATCCATGACAATCATTGAAATGCAGACAGTCTGCAACGAACTTCAAGCAGCACTGGCAGCTAAGGGCAAAACCCAAACAGTCGTACGTTTCTGGGTGGAAAGTCACGCAGAACATTTGCTTACGCTCGAATGGCGCAAGCCAAATTCCGTAAGGGATTGGGATGTCGAAAATGAATACATGCGCGGCGACAACGTTTCAAAGTTAATTGCCAGAGCACGTAAGTTCATTGCCGCCTTGCCAACAGCCGAAGAAACCAAGTTCCGCGAATTCATGGGCGCTCTTGGCAATGTCATCGAACTTGGCCGCAAGAACGACATTGAAGTCGATTTCATCAACCCTCTGACTGAAACCATGAAGCGCCTGTCTGAAAACGCGCTCACTGATCAGCGGGTGGCGTCATGACCAATCATGCCGATCACCTAAGCGCTGAACAGGTTGAGAAATACCTGACAGCAATCAGCACAGACAAGCCGATCGACGAACGCATTGAAGCAGCTGGCGACCTTCTCGCCCGCCCTCTTCCTTACGATGCACGCCGTGAAATCCGGTCGATATATCTCACCCTCACAGATCACCAGTTTTTAGTCGAAGAAGGGATTGCCGCATGAGTGAAGAAGCCAAGAAGCAGTTCTTCTCCCTTTCGCAGACCCAGCGCCAATTGGCGAAGGAATACCGCGATTGGGCGATTTACGACGATTTGAAAGGTCGAGGAGAACGCGCCTCTGATTACTGGAAAGTGTCCGCGCGGCTTTGGCATTCGGCTTTCCGCAATCTCAACTTAGCAAGGTGATGGCATGACAACCGAAAATGAACGCGCCGTCATCGGCGGCAACAACCCTCCATCGGCATATGAAACCGTCAAGGACAAGATCGACGGACTTTATGACGAAGCCAAGCTTTGGCTCGATGGCGCAGAAATCACCAGCCAAGAGCAGGCAGACGAAATTCAGAAGCTTATGCGCCTTGTACAGGCAGCGGAGAAGGAAGCGGACGAAGCACGCAAGGACGAGGCTAAGCCGCACGATGATGCAAAGTCCGAAATACAGGATCGGTTCAATCTCCTGATTGGCAAGACAAAAACCGTCACAGGCAAAACTGTGAAGGCAGTTGAGGCTTGTAAGAAAGCTCTCGCTCCATGGCTTCAAAAGCAGGAAGACGAGCGCCTTGAAAGAGAAGCGGCAGCACTCAAAGAAGCGGAAGAAAAGAACCGTCTTGCTATGGAGGCTATGCGCCAGCGCACCGGCGATAATCTTGAGCAGAACGAACAGGCTGAACAGCTTGTGAAAGAGGCCAAGGCAGCGGATTCGCAAGCGCGCCGTATCGGTAACGAGAAAGCATCTGCAAAGGGCTTTGGCCGTGCCGCATCACTGCGCACCTCATACGTCTCACAAGTCACCGATTACACCGCGTTCGCTCGTTACGTCTGGTCAAATAAGAATGCTGAACTTCGCGAGTTCTTAGATGGGCTTGCGCGCCAGATTGTAGCCAGCGGCAATCACAACATCGACGGCGTTACCGTCAACGAAGAACGGAAGGTTGCGTAATGTCAGCCAATCTAGATCTTTGGAATTCGCATGCCGATATTGATCCTAAGTACACCAAAGCCATTACAGGCAAGGCTTACAAGGGAACATCACCAAACCCTCAATACGTCATCATGTGCCTGACTGAAATGTTTGGGCCTGTTGGTCAGGGTTTTGGCTGGGAAGTGCTGGCGGAAGACTTCACGCCACTCGGTGATGAAATTCTGCATTGGTGCCGCATTCGCTTCTGGCACACAGACCGTCAGCATTATTACGAATCTTACGGCCAGACTAAAGCGCTCATGAAGACCCGCGATAAGGGCCTCATGTCTGATGAAGATGCGCCGAAAAAGAGCCTGACGGACGCGATTATCAAGGCCGCTTCGCAGCTTGGAATAGCCGCCAACATCTTCCTTGGTCGTTGGGATGATCAGAAATACGTGGCCGAAGTCGAGAAAGAGTTTCGACAGGAAGAAACACAGAACACCCAGCCTGCTGCACCGAAGAATGATGAAACCCGCGCTATTTATACCGCGCTGGAGAAAGACATGCGCCAGAACACGACACAGCCAGATCTTGGCCGTTGGTGGCGTGACGCGGAATGCATGGAGCTTCGAAAAAAGCTGCCTATTGATTGGCAAAACAATCTGAAACAGGCGCTCACCGATTACGGCAACACTCTCCCCGAAGAACAGAAAGCGGCCTGACCATGAAGAACATCACAATTTCCGGCCGCATTGGCAAAGACGCTGTTCTTCGTCGCACTCAAAATGGGGATTCCGTTCTTGGATTTACCGTGGCTGTTGATGACGGTTACGGGCAGAACAAGAGCACGATGTGGTTTGACGCCTCTATCTGGGGAAAGCGCGGCGAGAGCCTTGAGCAGTATTTGCGCAAAGGAACCCGCGTCACTGCGAATGGTGAATTTGGTCTGCGCGAACATGAAGGAAAGTCATATCCGACGATCCGCGTGAATGAAGTCGACTTCGATACTCCTAAGCGTGAAGAACGCAGCGAGCCGTCACGGTCGCGTCATGCTGGCCAGCCAGCCAATTTCTCGAATGATATAGATGATGAGATTCCGTTTGCGCCGGAGTTCCGTTGATGGCCAAGAAAGAAAAAGCGCTCATTGTCGTTCGCAAGACCCCTCGCGGTTTGCAGCCAGTTTCCGGCTTCGATGCTGAATTGTTGCTCGCGGCCCCTCTTGGCACAGAGTTTAACCTGGCATCGCTTACCAAGCGTTCCCTTCCTCAACAGCGCACATATTGGAAAGCTCTCAACGAAGTTGTGAAAGCAACAGGCAAGTGGCCAAACTCGGAAAAGCTACATGACGCGCTAAAGCGTGCCTGTGGCTACGTCGAAATTCGTTACAACCTCGACGGCTCATCCTACATCGCAACGGACAGCACATCCTTTGAAGCAATGAACCACGACGAGTTCTGCGCTTACATGGATCAGGCAATGGCTAAGCTTTCCGAAGCCGTTGGCTATGACCCGCTCGCCTTCTTGGAGGACGCAGCATGACCGCTATTTCCTTACGCGCTCCTTGGGATGCTCGCAGATCCCGTAAAAATGCACAGCAATATGCCGATACACATTCAGCTTTGGTCAATGAAACAGAGGAAACAAGGTTCGATCGGGAATGTGTTCTCGCTGTTGATATAGCGCTGTCGATTACCGACTTCTCGGAGGTGCATCATGGCACGGCGTGAGTTCTCAAAGTCGGTCTATGCCGAAATCGTCAAGCGTTCGATGCAGCCTAACGGTGAAATCGTCTGTGAGGGTTGCGGCCTGATCCTCGGCAAGAAGCCTTATCATATCGATCATATCAAAGCAGATGCTCTTGAGATCGATAAGAGCGCAAAGCTTACTGCAAAGGACGGTCAGCTCCTCGGCGTCGAATGCTGCCATAAGGAAAAGACCCGTCAGGACGTGGCAGTCATTTCCGAAGCCAAGCGCCGCGAGGAAAAGCACCTAGGCATTAAGCGCCCGAAAGGCACGCTTAAAAGCGCCGGCTTCCCGAAATTCGAAAAGTCCGGCCGCATCGACAAGTCCGCCCTTCCACCACTTCCATTGTCCCGGCTCATGCAGTCTGGGATTGCGAGGACGCGAGCATGAACGCACACGTCAATTTACCAACAATCGAAAAAGGCATTCCGATCCCTGTTGATGGTCGTTTCAAAGACGATGAACAGCGTATCAGTTATCCTTTTTCAAAAATGCTTCCGGGTGACAGTTTTCTTGTTTCTGGCGGTCGTAAGAAATCGGTGAAAGCCGCAATGAGCCAATACGCTCGCGGCAATGGATGGAAGTTCATCTCTCGTGTTCAAATCGACGGAACAGTCCGTGTTTGGAGGGTTTCATGACCATCCCAGATGAAGCAGTACGTGCAGCACAAGAAGCAACTGAAGGTGGCTTCGGTATAACTGATGACTACATGCGCGCAGCCCTCACAGCCGCCCTGCCTTTCCTGCAAGGGGTGAAGGTGAAGGAGCTGGAGTGGGAAAAGGATGATGACGGCATTCGAGATCGTGCGCAAACGGTCGTAGGCTGGTACTTCATCAGCAATCCGAAAGAAGGACAGTACAATCTTCTTTTTGATAATGAAGAAATGACAGCGCTTTTTGCAATTTACGACAACCTCGAAACCGCCAAATCCGCAGCACAGGCCGACTATGAGGCTCGCATCCTGTCCGCAATCGATATCGGAAATCCGATAACGGCCCCATCTCCGCGTGCGCAGGCGTTGGAGGAAGGACGGCGGCTCTATGGGCCATTCGGACATTTGACCGGAGATAGAAATCTTTCAGAAGATACGTGGGAGGTTTACGACGAACCTGCTGCCACCACCGGCAATATCTTTTCGATGCCTCTTTATTCCCTTTCTGACCCATTCAATGAAATTGGCTTAGACGTAGACGACAGAGCTTCAAATAAAAACAATGTTGACTGGCGCGACAAATACAATCGCGAAGTTCTCGGATTGAATAACGAGGGAGACCCAATTGGCGGCGACCCTGCTTACGGCTTGAAGCACAGCGTTACAGACCTTGAAAAAGAAGTTGAACGCCTACGCGCCCTCTCTCAGCCTGTAGCGGATGGGTGGCTGCCGATTGAGACCGCGCCGAAGGATGGGACGGAATTTATTGGTTGGGACGGCAAATGGCCGTTCCGCTGCTCATCGGGTAAGCAATATGTGTTGTACCCCCACATGGAAGGCGGCCCAACATATAGAGATGTTTGGGATGGTCATTACTACGACAGTCTTACAATAGAAAGACCCACCCACTGGCGTCCCCTCCCAGCCTCACCGGGAGCGTCGGAATGAGTAAGCTCACAACATCACGTTTACACGCCGCCTGCCGTCTCGCGAGGAAGCACAACGTTAACAACCGAGAAATTCATAAGCTTTTCGAAGAGCGTTACGGCACTGGCTATAACGAAATCGACGAAGACTGGATAATCGACAGCCTCGACTACGGTACGGGTAAGCTGCTCTCCTTGAAAGAGTGCGACAAGATTATGGCCGAGAATGGGTATCCGCCAATCACCCGCCCGACAGGAGGCAGCGATCATGGCGAATGAATTGAAGCCTTGCCCGTTTTGTGGCGGTGTAGATAAAGTAAAATGCACAATATTTATGAGCGTATTTCAGGTGCAATGCTTTGAATGCAAATCATCAGCATACGGCAGCAATAACAAAGATCAAGCCATCGCCGCCTGGAACACCCGCCCCGCCGCGCCGGTCGAGGAGTTGGAGACCGTGGGTTATGTTCCGTCAGAATATGGCAGGCAACTTGATTTCCAAGGATTGGGCATCAGCCGTCTTTACAAGAATGAAGGTGCATCTGGTCAAGTTGCAGTCGTCACGCGCTCGCAGGCCGAGGCCATCATTGCGGCGGAACGGGCGCGATACCACGCACTGGAGGAAATAGCGGCTGGTTTAGTCGAACGAACAGACAAAGCCGAAGCCCAACTCTCAGAAACAAGGAAGGTATTGGAGCGAGTAGTTAAATACTCGTCGCCACAATCACAGGCAAACAGCATTGCCCGAGCCGCCTTGGAGGCCAAACCATGACCCTCATTGACAGACTATCCAAGCTAGACGGGCCTGATAGGGAAGCCGAGCTTCTGCGCCTTTATCAAGACGAGAAGCAACGCGCCGACAGCATGAGCGATGATTGGGTGAACTTCTGCAATTACATCGGTATCGATCTCGACACTCAGGAAGCCGTTGCAGAAGCCATCAATGTTGCAAGACACAAAGACCGTCGAGAATACGAGGAAATGAAAGACACGCTATTGGATGCTGCCGCGATCATTTCCTGTTTCGTGAAGCCTGAACAATGCTGCTCTCGCGATGATCGCGTCTTTTCCGCTCTCGATACTCACAACAGGATTGCGAATATCCTTAAGCGTAAGGACGGCAAATGATGCCTCTAAAAAACTGTCCATTTTGCGGGAAATCTGCGCGGCTTGTCCACCCTCACAGCGGCAATAACCCTTACATCACTTGTGAGGGTTGCTACGTGGCTACAGTGCCTAATCAGTCTGAGGAACGCTTAATCGCAACTTGGAATAAGAGAACGGAGTCTTCCAATGACCTCCCGTGATTTAAAGCGCCTGTGTCGTATCGCCTCCGGTGCAGAGGTGCCCAGCATTTTTTGGTACTTCACTGACAGAAAGCTACGCCGCGCTGGGTTTGTAAATCGGTTCTACACAGGTCGGGATAACCAGGCACGCTTAGGCATCACACAAGAAGTTCGCATCGCCATATTGCGCGCAAAGGAGGCCATAGAATGAACGGCTTCGAATTTTTAATGACGTTCTTTGTAATTTGGTTCTGGTTCAACCCCGACCGAGCTGGAGTTTGGTATGCAAAGGCGAAACGAGCTTTTCAGGAGGCCAGTCATGGCGAGTAAGGAACTGATCGAGAAAGTGGCGAGGGAGATGCAAACAGCATTAGACACCGGACTTCCTTGGCATTTGGAGAGATCAGACGAGCAAGATTTTTATCGCAAATTATCCAAAGCCGCCATTTCCACCATCCTCGCCGCTCTACAGGAGCCGACAGAGTGGATGGATGCCGCCGCATACAAGATGATGCTTGGCCCAGCAGCTACACGACAAATTTGGTCTGGGTTGCTCAACGCCAGCCCACTAGGGGAGCAGAGCGAATGAAGCACTCAGGCGAAGTGGTGGTTTCGGTTCTAAGCGGCGTGCCGGGCGTTATCATTGAACGCTACACCCCGAACTTTAATCCGTTCTATGCGGATTATCGCATCCGCTGTTCTGACGGATATTACCGGGTAATCCGAGAACGTCATTTGAGAATGGCAATGGCTGGAGAGGTTCGCCAAGCCCTGAAAGGCGGGGAGTGATGGGCCTACTTCCAGCCGCTTGTACGATGCCATTTGCTAACCCAATCGCTTTCACCGGAAACGGCTATGCCCGCGTCAACGATTTGAAGGATAAGCTGCGACAGAGCGTTGTAGTCATCCGATCCGATCTTAAGATTGGTAACATCGCTGGCAAGGCCTTCTCGCAGCTTAAGCAAGTCGGACAACACCTGCTCGCGCCTATCATCTGCCAATGCCGGACTACGGCTGCTTTTAAATCGCGACATGTGCTGTCTCCTTATATCAGTGACAGCTATTACACCGTGAACGAAACAGAAACAAATCACTTTTCAAACCAGTTAAGAGGTGAATAATGGAGGCGCTATTTACGCCCGCAACGCTCGCCGTACGGTGGGCTTGTTCAGAAAAACACGTTCGCAATCTCATCAGAGAGGGGAAGCTCGGGGGCTTTCGCCTCGGAGGTAAATTGTTGCGTATCAAGATCAGTGACGTTGAGAGGTTCGAATGTCAGAATGGAGAATTACCCGACTACGAGGCAAATACGCTCTCACGTTCGAACGAAACGGTAAAAGGCACCGCTACTCGCTTGGCACCGATGACGCGCGCCAAGCTTACCTCCTTGCGCCTGCAATCTATGCAGAAATGACGCGTGCCGAGGGTCAGAAGGTTTCTGACCTTTGGAATGGATACGTCACTGACAAGGCTGGACATGCAATTATCGCCACGATGAAACACACTTGGAAGGCTTTAAAAGAGCGTTTTGGGGAACGTGACGGCGAAAGCATCACAAAGGAAGATTGCAGAGCGCACATTGCTGAGCGCCATAAAAAAGGTATTGCAGACGGTACAATTCACACAGAATTGGGCCACCTGCGAATGGTGCTTGTCTGGGGAGAGAAGAATGGGCTGATTGCCAAAGCCCCGCACATCGAGCGCCCAAAGAAGCCTGAACCAAAAGACAGGTACATGACGCGCGATGAGGCAAAGAGAATGCTTGCAGAAGCAAGGACGCCTCACCTGCGCTTAGCATTTCATCTCATGTTAGCGACTGCCGCGCGCGTGACTGCTATCCTGGAATTGACATGGGATCGTGTCGATTTGGGAAGGAAGCTGATCTATCTACGTGATCCAAGCGATGCAGCCCGTCGAAAAGGGCGCGCCATTGTTCCAATCAACACAACGTTGTTAACGGTCCTCAAGGAAGCACGTTCCGGGGCTATGACTGACTATGTGGTCGAGTGGGCTGGACAGCCAGTAAAGAGTTTAAAAAAAGGAATCGCTACGGCGGCTGAGAAAGCTGGATTAGACGGAATATCGGCTCACGTCTTCCGCCACACTGCTGCTGTCTGGATGATTGAGGCTGGCGTTCCAATGGAGGAGGTATCTCAGTATCTGGGCCACAAAAACTCTGCTATAACCAGCCGAGTTTACGCCCGATATTCTCCTACGCATTTGCGTAAAGCTGCTGAAGCTTTGGACATGGGAATGTACGTAGTTCCCTCTGGCACAAGTGAACCTGCCAAGGAGAACACAAAATGAACATGGGTACGGAGAGGGCTAATATTTAGCTCTCCCTTCCCCGTATTTCCTGCTTTTCCGGTAGGGGATATATATTGACATTGTAGGGGTCACAGGTTCAATCCCTGTTACGCCCACCATTCGAACCTCCGATACATCAATATGTTAGACGGAATAAGAGAAGCGAATAAATAGCTCTCTTTAGGTTCACCGAACCTAGCTTGAACCTATGGACCAATTACCTACGCGCACTAAATCTCTTTTAAACAATGGGAGAGAGCGCCATGAACGGACCAAAATTTCAAGAAGGCTATGTTGACCGTGATTTAGACTGTCAGGAAGAAATGGCAGCTAAGATCATTGACGCCCTCGATGAAGCTGAAGCGGTTGGATGGGACCGATTTGAAGCGGCAAAAGCTATGCTACAAGCGGCGCACGGCGTTTATATAGGGCAAAGCGGAACAGACCCGGAAGAATAGAGGTGAGTCCTTACTTCGGCACGGCTCAGATTTACTGTGCAGTTTTCCGAAAACGTGTATCTCTATGAAAAGTTTCGAACCTGCATCACGAGTAATGTTTTGTTAACCACAAAACGGCTAGGCGCCTCAAACAATCCAGTGTTGCATAATTACACTAGTTTCGCGGACGTTTGATGGTTAACTCTATCTGACAAATTATGGGCTAAGGGAAGAATATCATGCGCTTTATTCTCGCTGTTGCAGCTACTGCAATGCTTTCATCTGCTGCTTTTGCTGCTGATGCAATCGTTTATCAAGAACCGGCAGCTGTCGTTGTTGCTGAACCAACGTTCAGCTGGAGTGGCGTGTATGTTGGTGCACACGCTGGTTACGGCTGGGGTAAAACTGAGGATGTTTACAATCCTGCGGCTCCTGAAAAGAAGCTGCATGGCGGTTTTGGCGGTCTTCAAGCAGGCTACAACTGGCAGTTTGACAACAATGTAGTTCTCGGTGCCGAAGCAGATGTTTCGTTCGGCTCCATTAAGAGAAATTGGTACGACACCGCTCAGTACAGCACTTATTACACCAAAGACAAGATTGGCACGCACGGTACCGTTCGCGCTCGTCTCGGTTACGCTGCTGATCGCTTCTTGCCGTACGTCACAGGTGGCCTTGCATGGGCAGACCTAAAACATTCTGTTGGTTGCTCCGATAAGAATGGTCTGGATCCGATCCTATTCCCTGCGGGTAGCACTTCTTGCCGGTCGGGGACCGCTCGACCTAACTTCGAAAATTCGTCTTCGAAAGTTTCTGTGGGCTATAGCATCGGAGCAGGCGTCGAATACGCAGTGACAAACAACTGGACGCTTAAGACGGAATATCTGTATTCCAACTATGGCAAAAAGACCGTTACTATCACAGATCCAAACTTTCCTGCGGCATCGGGCGAGCGTCGTTTCAAGACCGATGTAAGCGAAATTCGCGTAGGTGTTAACTACAAGTTCTAATCACTTTTTACCGCATACTAAGCCGCCCTACTCCAGTCGGGCGGCTTTTTTATTGCTAAACCGTCAGAGCGACTTCAACCCTCCGCCCACGACAAAAGCAACAAAGGCAGCAACCAACCCGCCAATAATCATCCAGTTGATACGATAAAGAGAAGACTGGATGCCTCTGACCGAGTTTTCTAGCCCTGAAAACCGAGTATCAATACGTGCCTCCATCGCCACCCATTTCTCATCATTGCGAGCGCTTTCAATTTCCCGCTGCCGCTGCCAAGTTTCGAGAGTGGCAAGACGCTGATTATTTGTCTGCGTTGCTTGCTCCAGCCCGACGACGCGAGCGCGAAGGTCTGCTTCTGTATCTGACATTGATGTGCTCACTTCCAACAGCCCCGCGCATTTCCAAATTGGTTGTGTGAAGCAATGCCCTGTCCTGCCTTTAGATCGTTGCCAGCCAGATAGAGCGCCGTGTCAGGCCTAAGGCTTATCTGCTTCCAGCCCGCGCAGTTGGTCGCATTGCTCGCGCACCCCGCCAAGCTGCTTACACAGAGCAACAGCATCCAAATTGATAACTTCCTCATCTATATCTGCCCTCTTTTGGATTGCCTTTGCGGTTGCTTCTGCTGCGGCCAATGCTGACCGCTGACGCTCTTTGATGGTTCCAGCCGCATATCCAGCAGCCAGACACAAAAATGCCGCCAGTACGGCGGCGGCGGTCATCTTCAACCAGTTGGGGATTAGCGCCCAGATCATGATTTGATCTTTCGATAGATGCCCCAGAGAGCCAGACCGACGATTATCGCGGCAATTGCAACACGCACCCACTGACCGCTCGACAATTCATCCTGCTGATTGGAAATCGTGCTTACAATCTCTGGAATGACAGGGCCGATTGTTGCAGCCGCACCAGCAGCACCGGCACCACCGATTGTTGCAACGTCAGCTTTGTTCGCCTTCGTCGTCGCTGTAACAGTGTTTGACGATACGAAAGCACCCTTAGCCCATAGACCCGCTTCGGCAGCGCGCCGGTTCACAAGCCCCTGCACTTTCTTACCGCCAGCGTTGACCCACTTGGCAAGCTCTGCCGGCACCGCGTTGTAATCGCCCTTGTTCAGCTTTTTGAGCAATGTCGATTTGTGCAGTGCGCCGGTGTTGAAATCGAACGAAACCAAGGTCGCAAACTGGTTCTCAGTCAGCGACACCGTGACCAGCCGTTCAACCCGCGCTTCGAACTTCGCCAAATCGTTCTGCAGAATGCGCGAAGCTTCTGCCTTTGTGATTGTCATTCCCGGCGTGACTGATGGCGATCCGGCTGCGGACGTATGCCCGTAACCAATCGTCCAGATACCAGCCACGTCTTTATAAGCAGTCAGCTTAAGCCCTTCCCATTGCTGGATGAGCGAAAGCCCCGCCGCGTTGATGCGTCGTGCCATTGTCTTTTCCTATTTTTGTGAGATGATTAGTTAGCGCGATAGAGGCCCCCGCTTCTGTCTGCGCGGCCCCGGTAGCGCCCCCGTTGCCGGGGCGTTCTTTTAGGTGAAGTTTACCTGAAATTGGTGAGTGTTAATCTTTTACCGTCTGGTAAAGAACGTATGCACTTTACAGGTGGGAAACCACTTGGGAGCGCCAGCCCCAGATCGCCCGCCAGCATCTGGGGTTTTCTATGCGACCTTAACGCGCATTAAGGCTCTAATCACAGCTTATCATTGTAATTTAGAATTGATTGTTTTAGCGTTCACACGCAATCATGGGGTGTGGTGCGGGATGTATTGGTTTAACGTGATGCTGATGCTAATCGGCATGGGTATAATGGTGCTTGGCATGTATTCTTTTTTCGCGATGAGGCATCAGGCCCTACCGATGAAGAAACAATCTAAGATGCCCAAAGAACGTCAATTTCCTGCGGCGAAAGCCCGAACATTGCGCCGAGAATATCAACCCAAGGATTTAGCCGTTCGGCATATTGTCCAAGATTGAAATAGTCTCGCGCTTCTTCCTGTAGGTCGAGATCGATAATCTCATCAATCTTAGCGTTAATGTCAGCCGCATAAATGCCATTCGGCACGGCCTCCGTTCGGATCGAGCGCAATGCGGCCCGAAACTCTACCATTGATTTATTAGGCATCTGCGCCCGGAGTTCTTCCGGGGTTAGCGGTTCCGGGTCCGGTGCTGGCGGTGCCTCCACAAAAGAATACCCTTCAGGCATCATAGAAGTGATACTGGCGGGTGAGACCGTGAATCCGTCATGCGTGATAGTCGCACCGACAGGGACAACCATAACGACCGTGCCAGCTTTGAGTAAGTGCAGCATTTCAAGCCCTCCGCTCGATATGAGTAATTTGACTAAGTGGGAATAGTAGCTGCCCATTAGCCGATGTTGCCACGGAGGGGGTTGTAGCCGCTCCTGCTAGGTTAGAACCCGTTAACTGGAATTTATTGATTGGGTATGTGAGGCTTGGAGACCTGAACTGGATCAACGGTGTGACACAATTTAGCCTCAGCCATTGCTGCCTTGTCTTCGCGCCCACTAAAATAACTTGCGGCGCTCTGTATCCCGGATAGTCCATGAAGAGTGCATTATCGATAGTTTCACCGATAAAGCCTTCTTTATCGATACTGCCCGTATTAGTGGTTGGGTTACTGGCAGCCGCCATATAGCCACGATAAATAAAAGTAGGCACTCCCGGATCGGCAACATTACCGTTAGTAATCTGAATATTTTCAAACAGAGTTATTACCGGACCCCACGGTGCGCTCGGAGGCGTGAAATTAGTCACACCATCACGGGGTGACACACCGTTCCACCAACGAAGATTTGCCATGTTGCCTTTAAATTTATCCGTAGCATTTGTACTACGGTTCCACCCTGAGGCCCCAAGGGTCATCGACATCGTCGACATATTATTGGTATTGGTGTACGTGCCAATAAGCACACCGTTGATATACATGAACCAACGGTTACCGGCAGCACGTCCGTAAGACACATGATACCAAGTACCCGGATCAATTATATAACTCGAAATAATGCGGTCAGCATTAACAGCGTTGAGCACAACACGGTATTTGCCGCTTGTTGCAGTAGGTTGGATTAATAGCTGCGGTTCATTCCCACCTGACGTAATTTTATGACAAGTCAAACAGCCGTATATTCCGCTGTTCGGAACTTGCATATTGAACCATAGATCAACGCAGAAATCCCCACTCGCAGCCAGATCATAATAAGCCTCTGTCGGTCGTGCTTGATGATAATACTGACCTGTTCCTGAGAACAGTATCGACGGCTTTCCGAATAGCGTATTTACAGCGTCAAGAACGGGCGCTCCACCAACCACAAACGCTGTCGGCATATTGCTTTTATCGACCGGAGCGCCGCCAGCGAGCGTATTCATATCCAACGACATGACCACGTAGTCAGAATAAGGATCAGGCTGATAAGTCGATCCGACGCTGAACATTGGCATAAATTGACCAATAGACATTAATCTGACGCCTTTATGTCGAGAAAACTCTGATTTCCAAAGGATGTTATGTAAAGTCTATTACCTTTGGTCGGATCAAAGGTTCCAGTTACCCTGTTGAAGCCCACAGCCGTTAGCGCACCTGCCCCAGCCAACGGCCAAACCATAATTGCAAATGTAGCCCAAATGTCATCTGGAGCCTGTAACACAAACGGCCCATTGTTATTGATCAGCTTAAAATTGCTGGTGCCGCGATCCACTACAAACGTCTGACCATTCGATGAACCGAAAAAATGAACAAACGATGCAAACCCACCAAGGCCTGTATCGCCTGACTTTGTGATTTTCAGCGCTATTGCAGCCGCCTGTGCTGTGCTTACTGGCTTGTTTGCGTCAGACGTGTTGTCAGCGTTGGGAAGGCCAACCATCGATTTAGTGACGGTGACAGCGCCAGTTTCACCGTTGACTGAGATAACAGCACTGGGGGGAGTAAGAAGCTCAGTCCAGTTTGCAAGGACTGATCCCGGCTCAGCGCGCAGAATAAACGTCTTGGTCAGATCGGTTCGGACAGCAATATCACCCACCTGAACAGTCAGGGCCAGCATGGCAGCCTGACTGTTCACGACAAAGGTATCAGTTATTGCGACCGGGGGGAGTTGCGCCGAAGGTATCTTTCCCGCCGCATCCAACGAAGCATAGCCGTTGGCAGCCCCTTTATTCGCTGTCTTCTCTGTAGCGGCCAAGGCGGATGGAAGCCCATCGACCGTGATCTTGTCCGCAGATGACATGAGGCCGTTTGCTGAACTTGTGGCAATGCCTGGCGTTTTGTCAGCGTCTGCTGGAATGCCATCAAGCTTTGTTTTTAATCCTGTTGTGAATGATGCGGTCGTAGAATCCAAAATGGATTTATTGCTGTGCGTGTGACGGGCGGATGTGTTCGCAGCTATCGCGTCCCGCTCTGCCGCTGTCATTATCTTGGCGTCAGACCCCTCAGCCATATTGGACATACTGAACACGTCAACAGCTTTACCATTGGGATCATAAATCGAGGCCAGCATATCACCGCCGCCCAGTCCTTCGGGTCCACGTATATCAATCGCCTCGGCTATATCTGATACGATTCCTGTTGCGCCAACATACCCCCTAACATCTGGCTGTGTGCCGTCTCCACCTACCCACTCAACAACTTCCAATACTCTACGAGTTTGGTCGATAGCTACGGCCAGAACTGGCGTCCACCCGTTATTTCCGGTTGGTATGCCGAAGTTTAGGACGGCATTTGTTCCATCACCAGTATTGGTCACACTGGCAGCAGAAGATGCCGGAAGCGTTTCAGTCACACCAATAGAAATAGTGGCAGAACGACCGGGAGTTCCTTTTGATGAAATTGTGAGCTTCGGCGGCTTCGATTTATTATCGACCTTGATACTCATATGATGTTCACCCAGATTTTCTCTGAAACGATATTGCAACCGTCTGGCAGCGTGCGACTGACGCGAAACCAATTGATGTTGCCCAACGAGAGTTTTTCGGCCTTGTCGGATGGGAGATGAAAGCTCACCAGACCATTCGGGGCATCTGTGACCGTGAATACTGCCGACCTGAAGGCTGGCTTCGAAGCTGTTTCGACCTCGAACAAGTCACCAGAGATATTTTCTGGCGCACCCGTGCTATCGGCATATGTGAGATCCAGATCGATGCAGCTGCCAAAAGTCGATGTGATGAAGCAACAAGACATGCCCCCTCCTTAAACCGGAAAAACGCGGATGATTTTGTTAATGATGAGAGTTGGCTGCGCGTTTGTGTGAGCTTCATCAGCACCTTGACTGGGAATGGTGTGATCATGATCCGGAGCTTCGTCCGTATTAAGGGTCTGGCCAGTCTGACCCCACGAACGAACAGAAGTGCTGCCATCAGAAGTCCAAAGCCCCATATTTGCTATCGTGTGGCGGTGCTTTCCCGCTGCGCCAACCTTGCCCGTATGGTCATGCTTTGGCATCTGACCAAGCGTCAGAACATGTGATGCAACGCCAAAAACACCGCCTATAGTCTTTGCAGCAGCGGCGAAGAATGAGAGCCTTTGTGCGTCTGTCCCGCCCATGTCGTCCTTGGCGGCTGTCACGCGACCACGCGCATCAGGCAAGAGAAACGTTGTAGACCCGTCACCCGCACCGAAGGCGGTGCCAATGGCCGCAAATAGTTCCGGGAAATCAACCCGCTTCACTGACTGTCCTGCGCAAAACATAAAGCCTGTCGGCGCGGCAGCCCCTGCGTAGTCAAGGATAGTTCCAACTGGCAATATTCCAGCAAACTGACGATAGGCAACCGCATGCCCGGGGAGTGTTGCATTCGGCAAATCGATCAAACGAAAGCCATTCATATTGATATCGCCAGTCATTGGGGCCGCGCCTGATCGCAGCAACACCTGACTGAGCGCACTGCCTATATCTTCCAGCGGCGGGTTGTGATTGGACGGCAATACCTTCTGTCCTGTTACGGCCAAATAGCCTGAAACAAGCGAGAAGTTCCCCAATGCATCGTAAGGCATAGGCTTTCTCCAATAAAAAAGCCGCCCCAAACGGAGCGGCCTGCTTTTAACTTGAATAATCTTCGTCTATTCTATCGTCGGCGATAGATAGGGATTGGGATGAAGGTTTTATTGTTTGCTGCTGCGGCAGTTATTTCGTTGAGTGCGTGTCAGGGAACACCAGTTGGCGATGCCATGATCGGCAAAGAAAAGTTAGCTCAAATGGACGATGAATACTGCCGTTCCATTGGAGCCAAGCCAGGAAGCACCCCGTATATGCAGTGCCGCATGTTTAAGACCGATCAGCGAGAGCGTAATCACCGATCTGCCTATCAGAGAGCAGCAGCGGGATTTGCTGGTGCAGGTCAATCTTACGGAAACGCGATGCAGCAGAACGCTAACCGGCGTGTGACATGCAACAGCAATACCTACGGCACCACAACCACCACGAATTGCTATTAATGAAGCAGATCGACCACAATCCGAATGAAAAGCGCCCGTTCTTCGGGGCAAACGCCAAGCCGTTTTTTATACAGATGGCGTTTGTGATTTTTTGTGTGGTGGTATTGGCCAAACCCGCTCGGTATTGGATTGGTGAAGCGCTCTGCTCCGGGATCGATTTCTGTTCTACAGAGCAGCAACAACGCCAGATCGAGTTATCAGGTCAATAAGGGCCTTTTTCGTACCGCTTAACTGCGCTTGAGGCAATTTACCGCCTGATGCAATCAACGCCTCAAGCATTCGAGCGCTGCTTCTGGCCCCGGCATCTGCTGCGGCCTTTGCGCCAAAACCTATGGCAGGGAGGCCGACCGCTCCAATCGCTCCGCCTACTGGACCTCCGATAAGATTACCAAGAAAGCCGCCTGTCGAAGCTCCAACGCCGCCAGACACAACGCCAGAAGGTGCAAATTTGCCAATGGCCCGCAATGCATTCTGCGTTGGTGTGCCTATCACGGCCTCTTTCAAGGCTTCCAATTCCGGCTTAGTGAAGCCGCGCTTCATCTTGTCGGACGTTAGGATTTTACGCAGTTCTTGACGAGTAGCGTTCTCAACATTTGCACCCGAACCTGTTGACGCGGCTCTAAGCCCCGCTCGCTCCATCAAACCGTTGACTGTCTCAAGCTTGCGAGCTTGACCATAAAAGCCTCTCGCCTCTTTGATTGCACCAGAAGCGGCAGACGCATTCCCAGATATAATATCCCCAGCCTGTGGGTTAGCAATTAAATCATCAAGCGCGGTTGTTATTTTCCCGGTCAGAGCGTTGTTTGACTTGTTCCCTGGCTGAAAGGCGTTCCCGGCTATTTTGCGTGCAGTGTCCATTCCTTTGAGGGTGACATTCTGACCCGCAAGCCGGTCAATTTCATTAAAGGCGACCTTTGCGCCAGATTGCAGCTCGGGATGATAGCCGAAGTCTGTGAAGTCGCCCAAAAGCTGGTCACGAATGCGTTTCATTGCATTAGATGAATAGACAACCCCGGCGTCATCCGCACGTTGATATGCGGCTTGAGCGGCGGTTTTCAGATCATCCGCATTCGGCAAAGCAGAAGTGTCAACTTTGTTCGCACCAATGCGCGCCAACGATCCGGTTGCGCCACCTAAAGCAGCTCCAAAGCCCGCCCCGGTGGCCGCGTTAAATGCCCGATCATTAAGCCCTCGCCCTTCGCCAGCGCCATAAGCTGCGCCCCACAAAGCGCCCTCCGCTGCGCCACGTCCACCCATTGAGAGAAGTGTAGGCTTCGCACCATTGAGTAGCGTCATGCCGCTTTTTGCTGCCACACCGCCAACACCAAGCCCACCAGCAATGCTACCGACTGTAGACGCGACAGGGGATCGGTCTTCACGACGGCGGCGCATTTCCTCTTCCAAATCCATAGAACGGTTATATTCACGTCCTATGTCAAAGCCTTCGCCCTGAATTGCACTGATGCCTGCTTTGAATGGAGCCATAGCGCCGGAGACAATTTCGTCACCGAACGGGATGCCCTGCAAAATGCTATCTGTCGCATCCGTGAAGGCACCCGGTTGACGCGCCGCCTCGATCTTGTCCGCCTGATCAGCCACAGACCAACCATCTAGTGAAGGTTCAATAGGCCTAGCAGATTGAAGTCGCAGTCGCGCCGATGCTGTAGCCATGGCACGCTTTTGCTCTATTGTCAGTTCTGCCATAGCGCCCGCTCCTCTGGTGTCATGACGTCCCAAATAGTTTTATCCACGCCAGACGGAACGTTATCCGACTTATCCTTCGTCGAAGTACGAAACCCTTCCAACGGGTTTTTCAGATTTTTAATCTCGTCACGCCCCTTTGCGGCTGAAATTTCACGGTTAGCAACTCGATCAGCAATATCGCCCATCTGCATTTGATACTGGGTGATCCCCCGCATAGTATCAAGAATGAGGCTGTTGCCATCCGCGGTATTGATGATGCGTGGCAAAGACTGCTTGAATAGAGCCAGATCAGCATCAGACATTGGACCCGACCCCGGCTGGCGCTGCTGCGGAACAAGTTCATTGATCAGCGCTTGCGTTGCTTGCAGGTCGTCAAGGCCTTCTGTCTTAAGGCCATACTCACCAGCCGCTAATTTAAGGGCAGCAGTTGCGCCCGATGGTGATGCTTGCATTAAGCCGCCAAGCCGCTCGATTTGTGCAAGTTTCGAACGTGCCTGAATGCCGGTATCAGAAAGAGCCGCAAATGTATCGGCGTTCTTTTTGTCGAGGGCTTCATAGAATTTGTCGCCTTCACCAACGGTCACATTCGTACTATTCGCGCCAGCTTTTTTCATCGACTGCTGGTAATCTGCAAAAGACCCCTGATAGCCCTGCTGCTTGGCGTACTCGTATTCTTGCATGTCGCCGGTTGGCTTCACCTGATCAGGGAAATTCGCGATTACCTGACCATTCTGTGTATCCACAAGATTGCCATTAATAGTAGTCGTCTTGCGTTCCGGCGCTGCGTTTAATTCACCCTGCAACTTCCGCATTTGAAGCTGGCGTAATGGGTCTTGGTTCTGCATTTCCTGCTGGATGAGAGTGTTGATTATTGCCCGCTGTTCAGGCTGGACCCAAGGATTAGACGCTGCACGCATAAGCGACTGGAGCCGATCATTGCTCTGTTGCGGCACTTGTTGTGGTGCATTCTGGCTTGGCGCGGCAGGAAAGAAGCCGGATGTATTAGCCGCCTGCTGTGGTGCCTGTCCTTGCGGAGCGAGCGCACCGCCGAGCATCATGTCATTTTGGCGCAGGAGTTCCGGCGATGGTCCACCTTGCGGCTGCATTTGCGCTGGAGGCGGCGTTGCACCCGGAATGCTTGCGGTTTGTGTCGGATCAACCGCACCTGCGCTCCACCGGTCATTGAAATTGGCTTGGGCTGGCGTGGGTGCGGCGTATCCGTCAATGGATGCACCCACCCCGTTATAAGGCATAGGTGGATTGGCGGCGCGCTGCGCACCTTCATCAACATAGCGCATTCCCTTGCCGTCATACACCAATTCAGGCCCGCCGAACGTTGCGCCACCTGAAGCGGGAGCCTCTGGCCCTGTTGCCTGTCGTGCAAAAGCCAAATCAGCCTCTGTAACGTCAGCCCCCGGCGCAAATAGGCCGTCTGGGTCAGCTACAGGTGAAACCGACTGAATTGCTTGCTGTGGTGTTTGCGCGGGGATTGAATTTGTTGGCGTATAGTCCACACCTTGCGAACCTCCACCGAGCAAGGCAAGCGCCTTCTGACGATGCCCGCCCATTTGGTTGTTCCATTTGTCGGCAACATTCCCCTTCGCGCCGCCATTGTTTTCGTCGCTGGCAGAATAGCGCCCCGGAGAACCTGCATTGATAGTCGAATACAGATCAAGTCCGCTCATTCCCGGCTTAAATCCTGACGAGCGGAAATAGTTGGCAACCGCTCCGTTAGCACCAAGCTGAGAGCCAAGCGGATCACCCCAGTTCACACCATGTTGCTGCGCCTGCGGCTCACCAAACTGGATCAAACCGCGATGCTGCCCGTACTTCGTTGTCGGTCCTTTCTTCAAAGGATCAAATGTGCCGCCCGTCTCATATGAAATAGCGGTCGCCAAATCCAATGGATCAGCACCAATGGCTTTAGCTGTCTCGATGATTCCATCACGCAGCGCAGTGCCGTTTGGTGAATAAGTCTTCGTGCCGGTGGCGGCGGCGCTCGTAGGTGAAGCGCCAGCAGCAACTGATGAAGGAAAGCCCGCACCGCCCGTCATGGATGAGATCAGGCTATTAAAAACGCTGTTGCCCTCAGCCTGACCAGCAGCGGCAGCACTATCTGCTCTACGACCAAGCACATTGGCCTGAATACCTTGACCAATGGAAGAGAGAGCATTGCCGATACCCTCGCCAACATTATTGGCCCCGCGAGAGCCGATGCGGCCCATTATAGCATCAGCTAGGGCACGCTTTCGAGCAACAGTTTCAGGAGTTTCACCTTTCGAGGTGTCGAAAATAAAGCCGCCAGCCATATTACACTCCCATCAAACCAAGGGCTTTGCCGTAATCGACATAGCGAACACCGTTCTTTTTGATCACGGCAGACGGCTTCTCTTTTTGGACCTCGGAGGCCATCAAGCCGACATGCTTTGGTGTGCCCGCTGGCTCGTCCTTATAGTTGAACGACCAGAGGCCCATTTCGCCGTCCACGTCACCGTGGCGTTTCTTGTTTTTCTTCGTCTTGTCATCTGAAAGCCCTATCAAGCCGCCCGCAAGGCTGCCAATGCCAGAGAACAAGCCACCAAGACCCGCCTGCTTTTGCTGATAGGCCGCCATCTGGTTCTGATAGTTCTGGTTGATAATGCCTGCCGTGTCAGTTGTCGGTATCGTCGGCATATTCGAGTTAACAAAATTTGGCTGTGAAACCTGAGAACCGGAAAGAAGCGCCGTAATCTCATTGATTGGCTGATTACGGGTTGCCAGCGCTTCCTGCATGGCCTGACTGCGGCCTTGAAGCATGAGTTGGTTGTAAGCATCATTCTTATTCTGTCCCATGCGAGACATTTCAGAATTCCATGCATCCGAGCCTTCACGAACGCCAGAGTTTAGAAGTCGTGAACGAAGCGCCTCTTCCTCTTTTGCCATACGAGGATCAAGCCGTTGTGATCCGAGGTCATAAGCCCAATTCTCAACGTCCTGATTATTATATTCGAACGGCTTACTCATATAGTCTTTGAGCATGCCAGACTGCTGATTAGCTAAGCCTGCAAGATTTAGCTCGGCACCATCTGTCTGATTTTTGATGGCCTGCTGCTGCTCAGACAACTTCTGCTCGGCTGTGAAAGTCGGAACATCATATGTCTTGCCGGTGTAAGGATCTTTCCATTGATGCGTACCAGTCTGGCTATAAGTCAGGCTTCCATCAGGAGTGATTTGATTGACATTGCCAAGATATGCATTGGCAATAGCTGTGCCTACGTTCGTTGACGTGCTGGCAGCAGCAGTTTCTTTTGGATCGGGGGCTTTGGGTGCCTTTGGCTTGCCGATAATACACCTACCTGTTGAATTTGTTGCTGCGCCACGCATCGTCTGACAGCCAGAATATGCGCTCATCTTCATCCCGCCCACGCAGTCGGGGAATCGTCACGTGTTCAAACCCATAAGCCGAAAGCACGCGTTTCAGTCTGTTGTTTTTCGCTGAGTTTCGCGTAACGACCATCTGGCAGCCGATTTGCTCAAACGGATAATCAAACATCGCATCGAGAACGGGTTTGGTAAGCCATCGGGCTGTCGTGCTCGCACCATGAAACTCAATAACACCTGCTTCTGGCTGGTAATTATTGTAGAGGATTACCGCCGTAAGTTCGGTGCCATCCATCACGCCCATAGTCGTGTATGGCTCTTCAAATGGTCGAGGCATGCCGATCTGCTGAGCGCACCACGTTCCGAGCGCACGGTTTAAATCGGGGTTAGCTGAACCAGCCCAGATAATGTTCAAGTGACAATCTCGCCAAGAGTGAACGTTGCATCAAGCCTGATCAGTTCAGCGTCCAAAGGTGCGATAGCACCGCTTGTGATCTGGAGACACGGCGCATGAACCTCACCGCTGCCGAACGCTGAACGCCAGCGCTGATATACCTCGCGGTCAGTTCCGGCCTGCGCCCAGTTATCCGTTCCCCAGTCAGCTCCGCCCCATAAGCCTTGGCCTTGAACGGCAGCAGCGCTTGGAGGCGCTGGAATGCGAATGGAATAGTCTGACTGAACAGAAAGCTTATCATTGACCGCATATGGTCCACGCAAAACAGCACGGAGCATCGAGACTTCCTTACGCCCCGCCGCTCCCATCTGGTCAAACATGGGGATGCAGGTTGACGTATAGGTCTGACCCTTATCTGTCCCGCCTACGTTCGCTTCAACGATTTCGCCGTCTTTGGTGCCGTAGAAACAACGATCCTCAAAAATCTGAATGCAGGTTGCATCCCAGTTGCGCAACGGTGCCCATGCCTTTGTTCTGGCATTCACAACCCACCATGTAGCGTCTTCGCCTTCTATTGTTGGAAGAGCGACAATAACAAGCTGCTGCTTCGTCCAGAAAGCAACATTCCACGGCGCGAAATTGCGGACCTGAACCTCTGTTTTCCACGCATCCACAATACTGTCAGAGAGAGCAGCGTTACCAAGGATGGAAAAATCTGTCTGCAAGGCTGTTGAGAGCGGAATAAACCCAACGTCTGTCGCGGTTATCAGATCTCCGCCAGCATCGACCATAGTTTTTGGGCCGAGTGGCTTGCCAATGCGGTAGACACCGACCAGTGACCAAGTCGCTATTTCTGCCGGATCATCGCCCTGATAAATCGCGACTTCACCCTCAGTAGTGAAGAATGCGCACATAGCGTTCATGCCAGAGCCGGTATCTCGCGACCATGTAGCGCCCATCAAAAGCGCTCCGCCGAACTTGAATTGCCCGCCGAGAGAGAATTTTTTTAACTCTCCACCAATCTGACCGACAGGCAGATACCACGCATCCATCGTCTCTTTCTGGATGAACCAGAAGCGATTCTTATAAACCCAAGTGCTTGCCATATCCTCTGGCTCAGCCGTTGAGCCTGATGGAAACGTAAGAGCGGGCGTATCGCTGAAACTTGATCCATTAAACAGAAATGGAGTGTCAATTCCGTTGACGCCTCGAATGTAAATCACGCCATCCGAGGACTGATATTGCGCTGTTTTCCAATCTCCATTCGTGCATGGATGCGCTTCTGAGACAACGCTCGTTATGTCGAATATGCCGGTATCGTCCGCCGCAAACAGCTTGCGCAGATTGCCAGCCACATACGAAAACATGGCCCTTACTGGCTGGCTGCCGATGGTTTTAAAGGTTTCGCAGCCTCGACGCATGATTATGCCTGTTGCTGTCGGGAGCCAATTTTCCATAAAATAGGCAGCCATCGGCTGTGACATGGCTATATTTGCATTTGCCACCCAACCGAGCGTAGGCGACGGCCACGAATAGGCCTGCTGCGTTTTTGGCTTCTGTGCAGTTGGGCGAACATCAGCGCGTCCAGGGCGAACTGTCATGGCTGACGCTCTCCTGCCTCTGCATTAGCGTGATCGAGCAACATTGCTTCATACTCAGCAAGATGATCGCTGAAATCCTTGCCAACATGGCGTAGAAACCGCCAGACTGCGCCACGCGCGATCAGCGCGGATGGGATCAACGCCTCGTCGTTGTCTTTCGACATTTCAACAATGCCATGATTGGAAACATCATGTGCCCATTGCGACGAAATGTAGGAAACCGCCAGCAGCTGACTAACTTCTGGATACGGATAAACCCCCAGTGATTTGCCGAGCAACCGGAAAAACCTTGGATCACCTTCTTCAGGCGTCAGTGAAAACCATTCATCTGCCGTAAGGCCACCGCGCACCGGAGTGCCATCACAGTTCACGCAAAGGCCATCAGATAGCCTGCTGAAATCAGCAGGGAGAGCATATTTCTGGTCAAGGCCTGTCGCTGTCACTCGATGCACAAATGTCAGTGCATTCCAGTTCACACGGCGGGACAGTTCCAAGCCTGTTTCATTGACGAACTGCACAAGTTTGATCGCGTCTGGATCATCTGACTGCGCCGTATTTGGTGGCGTCAGGCCAACGTTTTTTGCTACGTCCTGAACAATCGACAATAATGTCATGGGGTTACTCCTGCAACGCGGACTACACCCTGCGCCCATTGCGCGCGCTCATCATCAACGCGAGTTGCCTGCACCGCATCACCCAACATCGGAGTTAACGTCATCGCTGTTTCCGGATCGCGGAGGTGCTTGGCGGCTTGGAGTGCAACTGCGTAGAGATACACGTCCGGATAATCGCTCAGAAGCCAATTCGTGCAGGCTGGAGAGCACTTAAGCGGGGTAAGCCTGGCGTAGTAATCAGCCTGCGCTTCAAATGTCCCGTTGCTGAGATAGATATAGCTGCCAGTTACAGCATAGGCTCTACCATCACGCGCCTGCGTGAGAGAGCCTTGTTTGATGCGGCGATGAGGCCCAACCTGTAAGCCAATCATTTCGAGATAGTTGGCTGGCAACTGTGCCTCGCCTTCCTCGAAATATAGCGTATCTGTCACGATCATTTGTCGACAGCGCAGTTTTCGATTTAGGTCTGCCTCTGCCATAGCGACAAGGCGCGGCATTACGTCAGAAATAGTTCTGCTGCCTACGAGATCTGATACCGCAAGCCGTAGGTCGAGATAGTCCTTAAACGCGGCCATCTTTCGTCCTCCACGCACGGTTGTCACTGTCGTTCAGCATGCGGCTTATGAATTTGTCGTCGTTCTGGTTCATGGCTTCAACAAGCCCGCTGTCGTAAGCCATATTCAGGGGCACGCTAGCGACCTTGTGCCAGTCACCCTGCCAGCCCTGTGGCGCGTTGTTGCGCTCGGTCTGGTTTTGCGTAACAAGTTTATCGACTGGGTAATCAATGCGATAAACTGTCTTTTCACCGTTAAACATCGACCATACGGAACGACCTGAGAAATGGTCGTAGTCCACCAAAACGAAATCGCCGTCCCGTATTGCCATATTATTTATCGCCCTTTTTAACGCGAGCGAGAGCGCCGGTTTCGATGCCTTCAAGCGCGGCTTCGATTGGGACAGAAACAATCGTGCCAGCTACATGTCGCTCGCCGTCTGCATCCCAAAAATCACGCTTGATAGAAACTTCAATAAGCTGCGGCGCAGTCTTCTTGCGGGCGGTGTTTGCGTCTTGCTGCGGCGCAGTCGTGGTTGCGGGCGCAGCTGCTACTTGTTCCGCGCTCTGCGTAACGGCAGGGGTCTGCTGATTTGTGTTCTCAGTCATATCCAACTCCTTGGTTGAAAAGAAAAAGGGCCAGCGGATGCCAGCCCTTTACGTTCAGTTTTGCGCGGAGGATTAAGTGGTTTCGGTCAGGCCGAACACGTCAGCAATGACGCCTAGGCCTTTCTCGTTTTTCACTTTGAGAGTGCCTTCGCCAAGCAGAACGCCCTTATGAGCATCGCCTGTCTTGACGCTACCGGCTTCCTTGTCTTCCTTGATCGAACGAAGCCAGTCAAAGCTCAGCATATCAGTATCAATGAAAAAGGCATTGCGAGCCGTCGCAGCGGTTGCCATGACACGGTTTGGATGCACAAGCACCTTACCGAACGGGCCTTCATACACATCAGCATTCGCAACGATAGTCTTGCGACCATCAGCCGAAGCTGCATAGCGGAATGAAGCCACGTTTGCGTCAGACATGAACTTAACGAACACGCTTTTCACATATGGAGAAACAACAAGGTGACGAACATTGCCGCCCGACTTGTAGGTCTGTTCCATGACGTTATCGACGAGCGCCTTCGAGAAAGCGCGCTGCGTACCATTCGTTGCTGCAACCGTCAGACCCGTGCCTGCGTCAAAGCCACCGTTTGCCCCAGTTGCACCGCGCGACACGTTGGTTTTCAACCATGAAGGCAGAGAGCCAAACTGACGCGTGTTACCGCCAAGCGATGGTGTATTGCTGACGATACCAAACTCCACGTCCTTGCGGATTTCGACGCCCTTCTTGAGCTTCTGGTACTTGGTCTTTTCAACATTGCCCGCGTTATCGACAACTTCCTGCGTGCCCGAAACAATGAAGGTTTTGCGCATAATCTGGGTGTAGTTGCCCATGCGATCAGGCGGTGTCACCGCATTGAACGCGTATTCATCGCCTTCAGCCTGGATATTCGCGGCAGGAGCAGCCAGATCATCCGTTTCCCATTCAGGATGGACAGAAACGACCTTGCCTTTCGGAATGAGAGAATAAATTGGGGTATCTTCGGGCGTGATGCGGTTCACAACGTCCGAAAGTTCTTCGCGATTACCGACAGCGTTTGTCGTGCGGTACGTATTTGCAAGAGCAGCCATTATGGCCTCCTATGAACAAAGATGATCAATCAAAATCGATCCGCATTGCGTCATGGATCGATCCGGTTTCGTTCAACCGCTTAATCGCGTCCCTGTTGGCCTGAACTTTCCCTGCATTCTGCCCCTGTTGTCTGCGCTGCGGTGCAACTGGGGGAACGTCAGCAACCTTTTCACGCGCTTTCTTGCGTGCTGCCTCGGCCTCAATGCCAATCTTGGCATAATGAGCGAGAGCGAACATGCGATGATCCGTTACTTCGCCAATTTCGGCTTGTGTGTAACCGAAATGTTGGGCTGCACCGGCTGCGCGCTCAAAGAATTTCTGGCGTCCTTCCTGCGTGGCTGTCTGTGGGAATGCTTCTGCAAGCTTGGCGTTTTCCGTCGCGAGGACTTCAGAACGCTGCTCAGCAGTGAGCGTGTTCGCCACACCAACAACATCGCCGGATTGCTGCAACACCTGCGTGACCTGAGACATGGCATTTTCATGCACTGCCTTTTCCCGCACGTAGCGGCTTGGATCGGTCATCGCCAGACTTGCATCAGGCATAGGTGGGATTTGGTTCGTTAGGAACTGTGCGATCGCATTCACTGAGTGCTGAACGCGGGTTGAGAGAACCTCCAGATCACGGCGCTTATTGCTAAGCTCCTGTGTCTTTCGGCTATAGTCCGCCTGTTTCATGTATCCGGCTTTAAGGTCGCCCAAGGCCACCTGTTCACCATTTACCGTGACAACCACATCATCCTTGATTGCAGCTTCCGAGCCTTCCGGCTGTTCCGCTTCCAATGCGGGGTCAGTATCGTCCAGAAACTCTGGCTGGTCAGTCTCTTGACCATCGTTGATCTCAACTGGCTCGCGTTCGTCATCGGTCCCGTGCTGCTGAGCTTCGTGATTGTCCAATTCGTCATCGGGTTCAAGAAAATTCAGATTGTCTGGGTGATCGAGAGCAGTCGGAGGGGTCGCGTTATCGGTCCCGCCCAAGGGCAGGTTGTCGGTTTCGCCTGTCATGATTTCCTCTTGGGGAGTTGTCGCCAGCCCTATGCTGGCGCTTTTCGGCTCAGTGTGGATTGGCCTTCGTTTGCTATGGCTTCCAACCGTGAGCGGAATCTGCGGATGATACGGGCTTCTGCTGCATGCGCTTGGCGGGCCTCGTGATCATCGTATTTGGCATTCAGGCATGCATTAATTGCTGCCTGCTCAAACTCATTCCAGAGTTCGTTGAAGAAAGGGATTTCGCGCAGAGCCTGAGCAGCGCGGCGACGTTCATCGTCGTTCATCGCCCTGTCCTGCCTTGCTTATTGCCGTCTGGCGCGCGGTCAAACGTCTTGTTGATTCCTGTCGCTTCTGCCTTCTGCACGTCAGCCGCATTGCGCATAGCTTGAATGGTGAACTGGGTATCCATCCATTCGCGCTCTGTCTGCTGGCTGATCAGAGCTTTATCAATATCGGTCTGATTGCGATCAGCATCACGCTGTGCGTCAACAACCATCTGCTGACGGCGGCCCTCGCTTTCACGGTCCAATTCAGCGAGATTGACATGCAGGTCTGCATCACGCTGTTCCCGCTCCTTGACAGCATCGGCTTGCATTTTCTTATCAAACTCAACCATCTTGGTTTGAGACTTGAAGCCTTCAACCTGCATTTTGCCTTGCGTGCGAATCTGCTCAAGCTCTTTGGCAGAGTTGGCTTTGATTTCCTCTGGGCTTGGCTGCTGCGACTGCTGCTGAATGGCTTGCTGTATCGCCTGCGGATCAGGCTTCGTGAAGTACAAGTTCACGGACTTGAGACCAGCCGATTCCACCATCTTAGAAATCGCGTTGTAGAGATTGTCTGGCGTTACATACTGCATGCCGACAGTGCCCATAGAAGCAAGTATTTCCTTTTGAAGGGCTATGACCTGCTGCATTGCCATCATGTCGCGCTCGCGAGTACCGGCACCAAGCCCGACATTGACAATCGCATCCATGTTCGCGTCCCATGAACGCGGATCAAACGTTTCCCATTTATTGCGAAGCCGGACAGTGCGTGGCTTATCCTGATGTTCGATAATCAGCTTGAGCAGGCCACGGAATACCGGCTTGAGGCTTTCCGCGATGCAGCGCACCATAAGTTCTGTTTGTCCAATTCCAGACTGCTCAACAAGCGCTGTGGCTTTAGCTGTCATGTTTTGCAGAGCATCTGGAGCCATCCCGCTTGATGCATCCGAAATGCCGGTGCGATCGGTCACTTCCTGATCCATATAGGCCAACATGTTGAACGACTTATCGGCAACCATTGGCACCTGATTGTAACCAACAGCAGCACGCACATCGACGCCTTGAGAAACGCGGATCGGTTCACCGAACTTCGGATTAAGCACCGAGCCGGGATTAACAATCTGGCCCTCCTGCACAATCGGCTGGAGATTATTCTGCCAGTAAAGATTATCCATGGTCTGGCGCAGGAGAACAGTCTTGATCTTTTGGATTTCCATCACATCATCAGGGATGGAGTTGCCTTCCCACTGATGCGGCCTGCGCTCAGAGACAATATCAGCGTAATTGATCTCGTCCCACTCGGTATTTTCCAGCAAGTATTCGGCTTTGATCCCGCCAGCAAACACCATACGGCGAAGCTCTGCGATGCCATCATCATCAAAATCCACACGCACAAGCAGATCGTAGAAGTCAATCTCATCCAGCGCTGTAGCCTGCACATTGTCCTGCGTGAACACATCACGGCGGCGCGCGTCTTCTTCTGCTTCCTGCTCTGTCGAGTTATTGCCGGAAGCGGGAAGTTTATCCACTACGGCGCGGTCATACCCCATCTTGACCAGATCAGACCGGCGAATGCGGTAGTTCTCACCCAGTATCGGGCTATCGTCCAGGCGGATTGCATCAGGATGGATAAGCCAGTTTTCAAGCGGGAGCGCTTTGATCATCGGCAGCGATGTAATGATACGGCGGCGTATCTTCACGTCATGCGCAGAGATGACCATCGGTCCCTCTGGCGCGTCGATTGTTTCCTCGCGCTCAGAATGCTCAAGCACTTCAACATCATCGTCGCTGACAAGCTGAACAAAGGCCATTTCATCGAGGCCGCTGTGTCGCGTAACCTTTACGTCGATGATTTCCTGCTGCCACCATTTGAGGATGCCATTGCGAAGGCGCAGCGCGTCGTTGATTGCGTCTTCAATAGCTTGGCGGCCATTACATTCCGGCAGCGCAATGTAATTCACGTAATCAGTTGCCTGCTCTGCACCGCCCTCATCACCTTCTGCAATTGGCGCGTACTCAACAATCTCGTCGTTACCGAGAATGGTGCGGATGACGGACGGCAGAAGCTTTTTAACCGCTGACCGAACATCACGCGACACAACACGGGATCTGCCATCGTCAACCGGCACGTCCTTCATATCGCCGTCAAAATACTCAGTGGCTTTGATGCGCTCGACAGAACGCTCCGTGCGATAGCTCTCTGCGTCTTTGACCATGGCGCCGACGACAGTGCAAAGCTGCTCGTCATCCATGCGTTTTTCACGTTCAGCCATTACACCACCTTGCGGGCTTGGAAACCCCAATCATCTTTTTTCTTTGGCTCGTCGTATGCAACACACATCAGGCCGAAAGCGTCAGCGCCGTGTGAAGCCCAATCATGTTCTGGCCCTAAGCCAATGCCGCGCTGCTCATCGCGCTTTTCATGATACCAGCCGAGCGCGTCACGTCCTGCTTGTGTTGTTTCCTCATTGAACCAGATGGAAGGGAACAGGCGTCGAGCGGCCTCAATACGCATGGTTGCAGCACCGCGCCCCTGATTGGGGATGACAGTCACCTTGTAACCAGCCTGTCGAAAGTATCCCTCATATGAGGCGTCATGCACGCGGTCTTGCGTTGAACCGTCATGAGGGAGCCAAATCTGACACCTGTCGGGCGAGAAGCCTTTACCTCGCAGCCAATTGATATGAGCGGCGGCTGGTTGCCCTTGAACCTCATAGTAATCAAGGACACGCACTTCCTTGCCTATGAATTGGGCAATCCAGATAGCGAAGCTGTCCGCCCTAGCCCCTGTTCCGCCAATATCGATAAAGGCCCGCAATGTCATAAGCGGGTCAGCAGATACTCGGCCTATACGGCCTTCTTTCTTCACCTCAATCAGCGATTTGGCGAAATAAGCACCAGAAGCGATTGTCACGTAGCCGCCCTCCCAGACATGCTCGTAATCGTCTGGCGTTATTCTCAGACAGTCGAGACGCTCTTGCTCCAGTTCATCTGAAAACCAAGGATTATCCCGCCAGTTTGCGTTAACGACGATAGCGCCTGTTGGTATCTCCGAACCTCGGAGCATCACGTCAACGGCATCAGTCTTTCTGCGAGAGTTCCAACTCCACCACATTTGAGCGCCTGGAGCACGCATTGTCGGGCGGAGAAGCTTGATTGATCCTTTAGATGCTGTTTGCGCTTCTTCCCACCAAGAGCGCTTGAAACCTTCCAGCGACTTGATGCTTTCGGCGGTATATTCCTGCATGCCCTTGAAGATCATCAGGCCATCGCCGGGCGTTGATATCTCGGTTTTGTAAACCTTGAACCCGTCAGCTTCACCCAAGCGCAGAGAAGCAAGCTTTGCTTCAATCAATGCCTTGGAAGATTGTGCCAGATCCTTCTGTACTTCACGGATGCAAACAGACCGAAGCCCTTCACCACCGCTGTTTCCCGGTTCTGCCAAGCTATCTTCAATCAGCATGCCAGCGAAGAAGTGAGACTTGCCAGAACCGCGACCTCCCCAAGCGCCCTTATCACGGGCCGGTTCAAGTAGCGGCAGAAATACACGCGCTGTTGGAATTTCTATTTCTTCAGTTTTCATCAATCCGCCTTTGGATCGACAACCACCCGCTTGACTGTATTCACGATGATTGCGCCGCCATCCTTGCCGGTAAGCTCGTGCTCTTGCTTGTCGCGCCAATCATTCTTGCGGCGGTTTTTCAACCAGTTCATAGCCGCGCCGCTTTCACCGGGAATGTATTGCTTGATCTTAACGAGTTCGACTTCACCTGTTGTCTTATTCCGGTAAGCCTTCTCAATCTCAACGTGTTCGCCAGTCGCGCGCTTATAGAGGCTGTCAGCCACGTTAGCGTCTGCAATAATCTTGCCTTCTTGGACTGACTCAAAAAAAGCGGGAAATTCTTTTTGCCAGTTATAGAACGTTTGCTGTGACACTCCGAAAAACTTGGCCATTTCCTCATCTGTGAGGCCCAGCAATGCGAGCTTTCTCACCATGTCATTCATCAACGGATCATAGAGGCTGTCACGCCCCGGACCTGCTTCCGAATGCCCTATTAGAAACTGGCCTTTCTCGTCACGATTCTCACTCATTAATTAGCACCGTTCATTGTCGTCAGCCCAATAAGGCTTAGGCTTGAACCATTTCTTTATAAACGCAGAGAGAGCGAGAAGCTTGGCGGTCATCGTTCCTCAATCCTCATATAGCCGATCCGGTCCATTGAATTATCGTACAGGCGCGGGACATTAGTGATAGGCTTAAACCAGAGCAAAATGACCTGAACGGACATCTGTGCAGGTTTGGAACACTCCGCTCTTTAAGCAAGAAAGTTTCCGTCATGGCAAAAGGCCAAGTACGCAGTAATCGTGAAGTGCGCAAACCTAAGAAGGACAAGTCAGCCGCGGCTGATAAGTCGGCAAGCAAGGTTGGTGGCGGCTTCACCACTCAGATCAAAGATACTGAGAAGCAGAAGAAATAACTTCACGCAAACATTTCCAGATTAGAATTAGGGGTAGGCGCTTAAACGCCTGCCTCAACTCTCCAAATGAAATCTTGATGCTCATATCAATCCCCTCGCGTTGAGAAGATGGAAATGAGCACCGCCGCCGATCAGTTACGAACGGCGGGGTGACAACCAGCAATGTCAGGCTGCTTTGATGTGCGGGTCGATATGCGAATAGGCTTCGACCGACTGGCGGAATGCTGAGTTGGGCTGGTTCTGGCAAATGTATGCAACTGCATGGGCGTTGCTACTTCGATCTGGAAGCGCGACGGCTGTTGGCAGAACAGCGACAGCTTTGAAAACGTCAGGCACAACATAATCATAACTGACTGAGTGGATCTGATACACGCCCGGACTGTAATCAACAGCCGATGCTGGCGCACTCATGCAAAGGATAGCTGCGAGCATAGCAGCGCAGCCGAAGATCAGACTTCGAAACAGCTTCATGTGTTTACCTCTTGTTGGGTTGCAGAAAACAAAAAAGCCGCTGGAATGACCAACGGCTGCAAAATAATTATAATTTGGCTCAATTTTATGCCAATATGTGTTGACTTTGGCTCAAATATGAGCCATAATATAATCACACTGAGAGGAAAGAATGGTTCTTTCCTAGTGTACCGAAGGAAAAGAGAATGTCTTACGAGACGCTCAATCTTATCCTTCAAGCCTGCCAGCTGGTCATCGCACTTGCAATGATGATTGACCAACTCAGCAGGTAATTGAAGGGGCTGGCCGCTAAGGCGGTCAGTTCCTTCCTTAATATAGGGCAAATCCAATGGAAGCGAAAGACTTTTGTGCTTGGATCGAACATATGGGCTTCAGTGAGCGCGAAGCAGCAAGGACGCTTGATCTATCACGCAACTCTGTTGCTAAGTATAAGGCAGAGGGCGCTCCAGCCTATATCGGCTTGGCATGTGCCGCTCTTGCCTTTGGCCTTCCTGCTTGGCGGTTACCAGAATGAAAAAACCCACTCAACCGGTTGGCTAAGTGGGCAAATTCGAAAACCCCGTCAGGGAAGGTACATACTTGCTCACAATATAGGCAATTACAACCGATACTTTAGTGCCGCCTAAAATGAAAAAGCCCCGCTTTCGCGAGGCTGTAGATGCTAATTCGATGTGCTTCAGTTCAATAGCGCGCGATTTTCACTGCCATCCGAGCTATGGCCAATACCGCTGCGGCCCATATCAACCCAATGGGAAGCAGCATCCACAAATCTGTAGCTGCAAAAAGTTTGTGGACCCCGAACATTGTTTCAGGCTGTTGAGCCCACTCAACGTTGATCTGCTTGTGAGACAATAAATCAACGACAGTATAACCAGGCCAAATACCATTTTTCAAGAATAGGTAGCTCTGAACGACACAAGAAATTAATCCCAAAAAAATTGGCACTAAAATGCTCGTTACTAAACCTATTGATGCAAGCCAAACACAAAATAGCGCTAGGTGAACGTATATTGAGCTGCGCTCGCGCGGCCGTCGCTGCCCCCCGTGAAATGTACCGTCTTCCATATCGTCGCGCCAATCGCGGAATGGATAATTGTTTCTTCCCGGCTCCATGTAACCCCCATGAGTTAGCCCAACGGGAAGGTACCACAAAAAAAGCGGCCCGAAAGCCGCTGTATTCTTCTCTGGTCGCGCAAATCAGCTACCTTATTCAGGCTGACTAAATGTCATTCATTAGTCAAGTCCTGTGGAATCGCCTTACGATCTATCCCATAGAAATCCACAAGCGCGTCTAAGCCTATGGCGAGGAAGCGAACCATGTGAGGCAGGTGCATGCCTGTGTCCTCATCGAGAATGCACACCTTGCGGATTGTCGTGGCGATTGGTCGGCCTTGCTGATCGACCTTGCGGATTGCTTCACCCAGATCGAGGATGCGGTCACGCGCCTGCCCTGCGGCTTCTGGCTTGTCTGTACCCACGCCTTGAACGCGGGTCATGTCGTGAGCGCGCGCTGATGGATATGGAATGCCGCTCAAAGCGTAATACCGGCAATAGTCTGCACCGTAGCGCAAGCCTGCCTGATAATGCGCATAGGTGACGCGATCAGGAAATAGGATATGCAGGCGACCGAGAACGGATCCAGCTTCTGGGCGCTCTGCGATTGATGCTGACATGCCCATTTTCATGCGGGCAGAAATCACAACTAGCTTTGTCTCTGCTTCCGTCTCATGCATCCTGCGTACCACAGCCGATTTTCTCCTGCTCTTGCGTCCGTTTGGCTCCCGTTCTGCTGCTGGCAACAATGGCCTGCCTTTTTTCAATCGTCGCTTTGCTGCCTTGCTATACGCCGCCATAGTGTTTCCTCATCGCCTGGGGTTATGCTTATGCCGCTTGCTTGACGAGACGCGCGAGTGTGGCGTCTCTGCCGTGCTGCTTTATGAATCGCGCTGCTTCTTCCCGGCTTTCAAAACCAAAGCGACCCTTTGCATGGATGATTGTTGAATGGTCGCGCCCGCCCAAATGCTTACCGAGTTGGGTTGTGCTTAAGTCTGGGCGCATAGCCCAAACACAAAGGATGATGTAATGGCGCGTGTCAGTCATTTCTCGCATGCGGCGATGGCCTATGATGTCGTCATATCCGAACTTTGATCCCTCAATTGCATCCATTACAATTTGACGAATGGGCTGACGCTCGGTCTCCCCGATTGCGATCACGCGAAATTTCGAGACTATTTCTGCTGCCCTGCGAATGCTCGCAAGCTGTTCCGATGCTTTGCGCTCGGCTTCACTGCTCGCAGATACCTGATCCTCAAGCTTCAAACGCTCTTGCGCCTTAAGTTCTGCATTACGCTGCGCGATAATCTTCGCCGCGCCTTGATTTGTCCGGGTTGCTGATACTGCGAACATTATGCGGCCCTCCCTTCCTGTTGTGGGAATGAATAACCTCTGGCAATGCCGGGGTGCTTGATGAGAAAGCCACGATCTACCAGACCGTAGACGAGGCGATTAACACCGGACTTAGAGGCAAGGCCAAGCCCTGTAGAGATTTCCTCATAGGAAGGCCCATAGCCATTAGTTCGGGTGTACGAGGTGATAAAATCGTATGCGTCTTTCTGGCGCTTGGTCAGCGTGATCATGCTGCTTTCCCCGCTTGCTTGAATGTGTCGCTCGGCGCGTTCTTGATTTTGTCGAGGTTGAAGTCATTGCCAGCTTCTTCGTCTGCTGCCTTAAGGCGAGCCATAGAAGCCTCTGGGCTGGTGTCGAACTGGTCGCGGCGGGTTTCTTCTGCCGCATTGTCGAGGCGCTGCTGTGCTTTGGTCGCTTCCCACTTTGCGGTTGCGCGGGCTCGGCTTTCTGGCGTCCACTTTGCGCGGGTGTTGTCTGCTGCCATTTCCTTGAGAATACGGCGCTCGTAGCTGTCTCTGGCACGCGCTTCGAGGATCGGCTTCATTACCTTGTCGCATTCCTGACGAAGCTCTGGCGGGCTTGGGAGGAAGGCGTGACCGAGCGAACCCTGCATGATTTGCTTTGTTGCGGTTTGCAGACCGTGGCGCGCCACACCTTCGAGAGCCATGTAGAAACCAGCAATGTTGACCTGATCGTCAGCCGAAGCCCTTGAGGGCAGGCTTGAAAGCAAGGTCAAGCACTGTAACGTTTCCTCCTGCGTTGCCTTCGCCGTGAAATCCTCGGTTTTCGCTATCTGGTTCATTTCTCAAAACTCCAAGTCGCCGTGCTTCGTCGCGTATTGCATCCCCGATATTTCGAGGCTTCGGAGGAGGTTCTTTGCGGTGAGGCTTGCGCTCTACGGCTGATCGGCACCAGTTGCGCCATGTGGCTGGCCAATCGAGTTTGACGCCACGCTGCCCCGGCTGCCCGCTCCAGTAATCGCGGAACTTATCGGCCTCACGGTGAGCATCTTGCTCCGAAAGGCCAAGACGCACGGCTTCCGAGATATCCGCCAAGAAATCATCAGGCAGTCTCGAACCGCGTTTTGCTTTTGCAGGCGCTTGCGCCGTAACATCTGAACGAAGTGAAGATGTATTTGGTGTATTGGTGTCTTTAGTGCGTTTTTCTTGCGTTGCGCTTGCGTTATCCGTGCGTTCCGCTTCCTGATAATGCGAGTAATTACAGATAGTTATCTGCGTTTTACCTGCGTTCGTTTCAGAAACGGTCATTCCCTCTTTTTCGAGGAGCTTTAGGAATGAGCGGACTCGATAATCAGACTTCCATTTCCATGCTGTTTGGAGCTGGCGCAGAGTGACAAACAGGCTACCCGCTGGCACTTCATGCATGTCTGCACCGACACGGTGGCGCGTAGCTTTCCACGCTGCATTTGCAATGAGCCATAGCCATGCTTCGCGCTCTGTCAGTGGTTCAGCCTGGAACAGTTCATGGTCGAATATGGAGGTTTGAACGCGCACCCACCTGCTCATGACGCTAACGCCTCCTCGGAGCGCTGCAAGATGACGACACACTCCTCTTTCAGACCGGCATCCCACGTCATTGTGAGGCGTTCACAGAGGCTGTCGTTCTTGATGACCTTGTAATGCTGGAGAACGTCGAGAAGCGCTTTCATTCGATTGTCTAGATCGCAGCGCTTATGCGGACGCTTCAAAGCAACTGAGATGCTGAAAGGCCCGTCAATGAATTCATTCTTGCGATTGAGGAAGAAGCCGCAGTCTTTGCGCCACTTCGCATATTCAGGCGATAGGCGGCGAGACTTGCCCCATCCGACATAGATATCCCAGACAGACGGAGGGAACGGGAGAGCGAGCCTGATCATGCTGCCGCCTCGCCTTCTGCCTTGCGAACATATTCGGCAATGTCTTTCTCTATGAGCTTAACAACCTGTCTACGGTGCTGGAGGATGCGCTGATGCTGCGCGATCCAGTTATCCGGACGCGGCGGCTTTGAGCGCTGGCCTTTGCGAATAAGATCTTCCATCGAAGATACTTCGCCTTTGGCAATATCGTGCATCTCGCGCAGGTTAAGCATTGCTACCTCACGCAAGACGATAGGTTTGAGAGCCACCCGGAAACAGATCGTCGCCAGTTGGTGAAACTAATGAATTTTCGATGAGCCACTTGCCCGAAGCGGGACCGACTGCTCTGCCGTCCGGCAATGTGAAATAGACGAAACCACCGCCCTTTATGGCTTCTTCCGTGTGCGAGGCTTCGCGAGCTAAGGTTGCCCCCCCCATGGAGGCGACCGAGTGCAGGCTTTACGTAATGCGGGATTTTCTGCGCTTCCATTACATTCTCCATAGGAAATAGAAGCCGATCAAGTCGATCAGCAAGATTGTCAGGGCTGTTGAAAGGGCTGAGACGAGAGCGGCGTGAAAGAGGTTCATTTCTTATCGGCCTCCATTCGCTCGAAGATTTGTTTTCTTCGCTTCTTTCGCTTCACGAAGAGACGCCAGAAGCTGCGAAGCCTCGCCGACCAGATCTTCCATATCAGCATCGCCGCTCACCGCTTTTTCGAGTTCAAGATCATGTTGGAGTTGCGCTATCTGGCGCTCGCAGTAGTCGAAATATGCGGACTGGACGCGCTTGAAGATCGAAGCTTCAACCGTCTTGGATCGTCCAATGCGCAGATTGTTCAAAGTCCAGTAAGACATGCCGTATCGACGGCTTAGGCGCTTAAGGGCATTGTTCTGGTCGCCCCACCCTTTGGCCTCTCTGTCTGTCATTTCGCGGACATAGCGGCCCGCCATCTCGCAGCTACTCATCTCGCGCTCCGAAACCAATTGATGTTGCTGTTGCTGAAATTTTGAGTCGCCCATGCACGAAATCCTTCGATAGGTTTCTTGTCAGACAGACGAGATACCCAACCAAAAGGAAGGTCATGGAACACATCGGACACGCGGCTTGGAGAGTTCTGCAAAACGCTCGTAAAGCCGCGATAGCCCGAAGAAATGACGCGGATGCTCAGATGCGTGACCCTGCTTTGTTCAAGGTAGAGAGGAAAACCCCGGCCACGCGCCGCCAAGTTGCACCCGCTACAGCCGAAGAACTTGGCGATCAGGCATTTGCGCCCAAAAGAACGCGCACTTAACGCTCGGCTGATTTGTGAAACTGAATTTGAGATTGAGCGAGGTTTATTCCTCATCGCCGCCCTCGCTCGAAAGGAGAGCCGTGCCACGCTTATTGAAAGGTGGCACGGCTTTTTCGTCTGCCTTTAAGCGGGGGGCTTGGGAGGCGGCAGACAAAAGGAGATTTGATAAAGCATGATGACGAGTGCGACCGCTCGCGCCTCTGCCGGTGATCTGGCAAGTCGCAATGAAATTACCGTCTTGTGTGGGATATACGGTCGCGCTCATCGTTCAGCCCATGCCCAATGCGTCCATGTAAAGCTGAAGCATCGCTTCATCTTCCTGACGCTCGTGATCTTCTTTCTTACGGAGACGGATGATTTCGCGAACGACTTTAGGCTGAAAACCAGAGCCTTTCAGTTCCGCATAAACTTCCTTGATGTCGTCGCCGATGGTGTGTTTTTCTTCTTCAAGGCGTTCAATACGCTCGATGAAGGCTCGCAATTGGCCGACAGCAATTGTCTGGGCTTCCGATGTAATATCGTCGCTCATTGGGTAATCCTGATTGGGGTTGAGGTTTGGAGTGGTCATGCTGACGCCCTCATGCGGGAGCGCTTGGCAGATGGAACTTTGCCATTCTGCGCCAGCATCGAAAGCAGCTTCATCGCAGGTCCACGCGGTTTCATACCGGCTTCCCAGAGTGAAACTGTGCTTTGGTCAACGCCGATTGCCGCCCCAAGCTCAGCCTGGGTCATCTTCAATGTGGCGCGGAGATCTTTGACATTGATTGCTTGTTCCATACGCAGACTATGGAAAACTCATAGTCATTTGTCAATGAGTTTCTCATAGTGAGTTATGACATAATCACAATCATGGAACTTCATGAAAGATTAGCAGCCGCTCGCAAGCAGGCTGGTTTTGAAAAAGCGTCAGATGCCGCCGAGGCTCTGGGCGTGCCTTATCCAACTTATGCAGGGCATGAGAATGGAAGCTCTGG